ATAAATTTTAGAAAGTGAGTGAACGATATGCCAAAAGACGCTTGTTATCATAAAGTAAAAGCCAGATATAAAGTTTTTCCTAGTGCTTATGCTAGTGGAGCCATTGCTAAATGCCGAAAAGTGGGTGCAGCAAATTATGGCACTGGTGGCAAAAAGAAAAAAAAGAAAACAGTTAAAAAAGCAGAGGGTGGTATAATAGCTGCAATTGATAATCCAAAAAGATTACCCCCTAAAAAATTTAAACCAGGTGGCATAGTAGCTGCAGGTTGTGGTGCTGTTGATTCTAGTAGAAGAAAAATAACAAAGATGGTTTAATGGCGAAGGATCCAAAAGTAGGAACTGGTAAGAAACCGAAAGGTTCAGATAGAAGGTTATACACAGATGAAAATCCAAAAGATACTGTTAGAATTAAATATGCAACAGTTAAAGATGCACAAGATACTGTTAGAAAAGTTAAGAATATTAAAAAACCTTATGCCAGAAAAATACAAATTTTGACAGTTATGGAACAAAGAGCTAAAGTAGCAGGTAAAAAACAACAAGCGAGTATTGCTAAAAGAGCAAAACAGTTTCTTAGAAATAAGCANAAAAAAACTGGATANATAAAATGGCTGTACGAAAAACAAAAGAAGGTTTAGCANTAAAACGTTGGTTTAAGGAAGATTGGAAAGATGTCAAAACGGGGAAGGCGTGTGGCCGTCGCAAGGGTGAAAAACGGGGTACTCCATATTGTCGCCCCTCTAAGAGAATCAGTTCTAAAACTCCCAAAACAGCGTCAGAACTTACAGCAAGTGAGAAAAGATCCAGAATCCGACAAAAAAATAAGCTCGGACAACCTGCAGGAAAACCCAGAAGAGTTAAATCAGTTAGAAGGAGAAAAAAATCATGATGGGAAAAATGAAAACTAAAGGTATGCGTAATGGCGGTAAGGTCATGTCTAAAGGCTATCGCAATGGCGGTAAGGTCATGTCTAAAGGCTATCGCAATGGCGGTAAAGTCATGACCAAAGGTGGTAGTATGGGTGGGGCCAAAAAAATGACAGTGGCACAACTCAGAGCTATGGCTAAAAAAATGGGATACATAGTTAAGAAAGCTTAATGTCTTATTTAATTAGTAACATCCCTCATTTTAAATGTTGGGTAAGAAAGGAATTTACTTGTAATCATCAGAGATACCATGGGGAATTTCTCCATGGTCTCGCTATTGCAGTAAATACTATACCAGATAGGTGTTTAAGTTTTCAAATTGTGTTCACTGGTTGTGAACCGGATGGAGAACCAGAGGATACTGTTCATGGTGGTGCTATGTGGGCGAGNATGCCTATTACAGCANTAGTGGCAGATATACCACTACAAGAATGGCCTACTTTGATGGAAACACACTTGGTACAACCTTGGGATTGTAGTTCTCGTCATCATTCTGTTATAAAAATGGATAGAGTAAGTTCTAGTCCTTGGATGTGTAAGATAGATGGAGAGTTCTATCAAGGAAAGTATTTGTTTACAGTAGACTACACAGATAGTGACATAGCAGATGATGCCGCTCAACATAAGCAAAGTCATGTGCTACAACTTACAGATGCAGGAGAATGGACAGGAAATATAGTTGCTCTACCTAATAATCGAGTAAGAGCTACAAGTCCTGCTTTATGGGAAACAGGAGAGGGTGCGCCAGATTTTAAACCAAGTCAACACCTTCATGCTGCTGAAATACACAATAGCTACCTTGACCCAAGAATAACTTTTGATAATCTATATGCACAAGAGGAGAATGAATCATGAAAAAAATAGATGCAGAAAAAAATCCTGGACTAGCTAAACTTGCGAAAGAAGCACCAGAGGTTGTGAATAAAATGGGTTACTCAAACACTGGTTTTAAAAATGGAGGAGCGGTTATTGTAAAAACAAATCAAAAACCGCACATTGGCTAAATGGCTAGAAAAAGAAGTCCTGCTTGGCAAAGAAAAGAAGGAAAGAACCCTAAAGGTGGTTTGAATGCAAAGGGCAGAGCTTCTTATAATCGAGCTACTGGTGGCAAATTAAAGCCACCCGCACCCAAGCCTAAGACAAAGAAAGATGCCGCTAGAAGGAAGTCTTTCTGCGCTAGGATGAAGGGTATGAAGAAAAAATTAACGTCCAAAAAAACGGCCAGAGATCCAAATAGTAGGATAAATAAGTCATTAAGAGCTTGGAACTGTTAAATGGATGTTGTAAATTTTGCAAAATACCTATATAAGAAGATAGAACAGCGTGAGCAAGATATCTCAATGGTGTTAATAAGTGGCGGTGTACAGAATCAAGAGCAGTACCGTCAATTAGTGGGAGAGGCACAAGGACTCTCTTTCGCTAAAGAAGAAATCAAGTCCTTGCTGGAGAACAACGCAGACTATGACGAAGACACTTTACGTTCCTGATCATGTGGCGCAAAAAATAAACAAAGAAAAGAAAAACAACGTTGATTTAGACAGCGCATACGTAGATCCTAAAAACAAAGTTTTAGATCCTAGCTTATTAGATAAATCTTTGGTAGATAGACTTCCTCAACCTACAGGGTGGAGGTTGTTAGTTATGCCTTATCAAGGTAAGGCTACAACAGAAAAAGGGTTACATATTCCCGATCAAATTAGGGAAAGAGAGGCATTAGCTACTGTTGTGGCTTATGTTTTAAAGATTGGCCCTTTAGCTTATAAAGATCCAAATAAATTTGGAGATGATCCAAGTCCTTGGTGTTCAGAAGGAGAATGGATTTGTATAGGAAGATATGCTGGATCTAGGTTTAGAATTGATGGTGGTGAGGTTCGTATCATAAATGATGACGAAGTAATCGCTAAAATTTTAGAGCCAGATGATATTAAACACGTTTAAGGATATATTATGGAACAAAAAGTAGAAGTTGAAGAGGAACAAGAGGTTGAAATTAAAGTTGAGGAGAATCCTTCTGTGGATTCAAATACAAAAGATAATGCTACCTCTGCGCCTGAAGTGGTGGTTTCAGAAGAGAAACCAGAAGATAAAGAAGAAGAGTTAGATGATTATAGTAAGAGAGTTCAAAAACGAATAAAAACTCTTACAGAAAAATATCGTAACGAAGAGAGAGAAAGAGAAGAAGCTACACGTTTTGCTGCTACTGTAAAAGCAGAAAATGATGATCTGAAGAAAAGATTAGCTAATTTAGATACAGGCTATCTTAATGAATACGGAACTAGGTTAGAATCTCAGCTTTCTTCTGCTAAACAATTATTTAAAGAAGCCAGAGACGCTGGTGATTCAGAGAAGGAATTTGAAGCACAACAAGCTTTAGCTAAAATAACTGTTGAACAAGAACGTTATAGGTTAGCTAAACAAAGACAAGAACAGAATAAAGTGGAGGTGCAAAAAGCACCACAACAACAACAACAACCTCAACCTCAACCTCAACCTCAACCAGATGAAAAAGCCAAAAATTGGGCTGAAAAAAATGAATGGTTTGGTCAAGATGAAATCATGACCTATGCGGCCTTNGGTCTTCACAGAAAATTAACCGAAGAAGAAGGGTTTGACGCNAAGAGCGATGAGTANTATAATGAGATTGATTCAAGAATGAGAGCAGAGTTCCCACACAAGTTTAAGAACTCAGTTCCTAAAAACGGGGGAAGCACCAGAGTCGCATCGGCTGATACTTCCGCATCCCGCACAAAAAATACCGGGCGCAGGACCGTCAAGCTATCTCCTTCGCAAATTGCTATAGCGAAGAAACTTGGTGTTCCTCTTGAAGAATATGCAAAATATGTCAAAGATTGAGGATTATTATGGCAGATAGAACAGAACGGTCATTACAAAGTCGTGAAAAAACTACTAGAAGAAAACCTTGGGCCCCACCAAGCAGATTAGAAGCTCCTGCACCCAAAGAAGGGTATAGGCATCGTTGGATAAGAACTCAACTTAGGGGTGAGGACGATTCAATCAACGTTCATTCAAAATTGCGTGAAGGTTGGGAAGCTGTCCGAAGTGATGAATATCCTAACGAAGACTTCGCTACCATCGAAGATGGGAAACACGCAGGAGTCATTGGAAATGGCGGNCTTATGCTTGCCAGAATACCTGAAGAAACAGCAGAAGAGAGAAACGCATATTACCGGGATCGTACCCGTGACCAAATGAAAGCTGTAGATCAGGACTTAATGAAGGAACAACATCCTTCAATGCCGATTGAGAATAGTCGGCAAAGTCGTGTAACATTTGGTGGTCGTTCTAAGGATGACTCCAAGTAATTGTAATTTTTGCTATAGGAGATAAAAATGGCAAACATAAATGGAGCCTTCGGGTTACGTCCTATCGGTAAGCTAGGACAAAACACGAATTCTACTGGTATGTCTGGTTATACTCTCTACGAAATTGCAAATGGTAACTCTAATGTGATCTATCAAGGATCACCTGTTATCCCTCTATCTACAGGTTTTATTGACATTGTAGGTGCGGCAGCAGGTGGAACTGTGGGTCTGTTAGGTGCTTTTGCTGGTTGTGAGTATGTTTCCTCAACTACTGGAGAAACTGTGTTTTCAAATCACTGGCCTGGTTCAGGTGCAGATTCAAACTTTCCTGTGAAAGCTTTTGTTCATGATGATCCCATGCAGTTATATGTAATTGCATCAGACGCATCTTTGACAAATAAAGCTACTGCTTTAGCTCACAGGTTTGCAAACGCCAACTTNGCTNCAGNNACTTCTGGTTCAACAACCACTGGTATTTCAAGTGCTACANTAGCGGTAAGCACAGTAAATACTACTAATACGTTAAATTTACGTATTATGGGTTGGCAAGATGATCCAGAAAATGCTGATTTTAGTGCAGCTGGTATCCCTTTAATTGTTCGTTTAAACAACCACTTCAATTCACCGAATGGTGCTATTGCTGGTGGAACTGTTTCTACGACAGGCGTATAGGAGACTAAATAATGGCTATATCAAGAGCGCAATTAGCTAAAGAACTAGAGCCTGGTCTTAATGCCTTATTTGGCATGGAGTACGCTAGGTATGAAAATCAACACGCAGAAATTTTTACAACTGAAACNTCGGATCGTTCCTTTGAAGAAGAAGTAATGCTTTCTGGTTTTGGAGCAGCACCGACCAAGTCGGAAGGTTCCGCTGTATCTTTTGACGATGCTAACGAAGCATTTACAGCAAGATATAATCATGAGACTATCGCACTTGCTTTCTCTATTACAGAAGAAGCAGTGGAAGATAATCTTTATGATAGACTATCTTCAAGATACACAAGAGCATTAGCTCGCTCCATGGCACACACAAAACAAGTTAAGGCAGCTGCTGTCTTAAATAATGCTTTTACCGCAGGTGCTTCAGCCGGTGGTGATGGAAAAGCATTGTGTGCTACCGATCACCCACTAACAAGTGGTGGTACGTTTGCTAACGAACCATCAACTGCAGCAGATCTTAACGAAACTTCTCTTGAAGATTCTTTAATTAACATTGCAGGTTTTGTTGATGAGCGTGGAATGAAAGTAGCTCTTCGTGGCACAAAATTAATTATTCCAAGACAGTTACAATTTGTTGCGGAAAGATTAATGAGTTCCACACTACGATCAGGAACAGCAGACAATGATGTGAATGCTATACGTTCCATGGGAATGCTTCCAGAAGGCTATGCTGTTAATGACTTTTTAACAGACACAGATGCTTTCTTCATTATGACAGATACTCCTAGAGGTTTCTTACATTTTGAGAGAGTTCCATTAGCTACACAAATGGAAGCTGATTTTGATACTGGAAACATGAGATATAAAGCCAGAGAAAGATATTCTTTTGGTTTTTCAGATCCTCGTTGCGTTTTCGGTTCACCTGGGGCATAAT